GCCTACGCTACCGGAATATCCTAAACTACCACTGTAGCCTAACCCAGAACTACCTGTATATCCTTGAGCACCAGTACTGCCAGTAAATCCCAATCCTTGACTGCCAGTGTATCCAACTGGTCCTTGTGGGCCACCAGGAGTGCCTTGACTGCCTGTATACCCTACTGGCCCAGAAACATCACTGGCTGATCCAGTGTAACCTATACTGCCAGTGTAACCTATACTACCAGCATAACCAACACTGCCCCAATATCCTGCTGAGCCAATGCTACCGGTGAATCCGATGGGTCCAACACTTCCAGCATACCCGCCGGCAACTCCTAATTCTTGTTTTAAAGAACTATAGCTGAATTGCTTGGCCACATTATTATCAACCACCAAGAATACACTTGTTGTGCTTATATTCTGCGTTACTGGTAAATCTGTTATCTTGGTCATGTATTAATCGCCTTCGAAAGGTATTCCGCTTTGATCAGTTAGTATATTGCCATTTTCATCATCAATGACTGGTCCCAAATTACCTTGATACGGCCCAACATTGAATCCAACGCCATCCGGGCCAAACAATTCGAAATCCTCTGGAACAATATTTGATATATCTCTACGTTCAAATATCAAATATTTATCGGCTGAATTATCCAGACTTTTGGATACTATAATCCTGTCTACTTCAAAATTCAAACTGGTAAAATTGAAACCTGACAATTTAATTCTATCAACAATTTTGGAACTTTGTCCTGGCAGTGTATAGCACAATGGTATCACAGGCATATATCCTGGAGGGATATACTGCCCTGACTGCGGGGTGCGCATAAACAATGGTAAGTTGTATTCGTTGACTGTGATGTACTGGTTGTTTAATATCAGTGTTTCCAATCTCTTGCGCATATTGTGAATACTGGCTGGATAGTACAGGCTGTTATTGATCTCTGTATGTAGTGATACACTAGTGCCTGTACTAGTGGCCATGGGATCTACAACGTCGACGTAAATTACTTCGTAAATGGCAGTTCCGTGGATGTCCTTGGCCACCGCCACTTTGATATCGCCAAAGTATAAATTAGTTGTGTAAAAATTCTGAAACAAGGCCGCAAAATAAGAATCTAAATTCAGTTTTTCTATACCATATTCTAGGTACATTTTCATATTATACTGTACACCAAAATTTGGATCAAAATATCTATAGATCAAATTGGGATCAAATATTTTGGTATTGCTGATAAAGTCTTGAAAACTCTGTCGTTGTGTTGAGTTCATAAACGGTCTAGCATATATACTGGTGTATTGTGTGCTAGTTGTTTGTGCTACTGACAGTGTAAATGTCTTGCTGATAGCACCCAAATCATAAATGTCGCTGGCCAGTACTGTAAATGTGTATGTACCAGTGGCATTAAAATCCACTTGCCCAGTAATACTGCCATCTCTATCTAAAGTTAACCCTGATGGCAGTGCGCCGCCATCTAACTGATATTTGATATTATAGTCTGCGGAAATTTCTCTGGCTTCAACATACAGATCACTGACAGTTTGTGTTTCGATGCTGCCAAGATCACTGCCTGTGACCCATTCAATACTGCTGTACACATTGCCTTGAACAAACAATGTGAATGTATTTGTCACTGTGGTAGTGGCTGTTGATGTATAATCTGATTTGGTGGCTGCGACAGTTAGTGTGTAGGTTTTTGTGTATGCTGGTTGAAATTCCACATATCCAGAAATATGACCTGATATTGGGTCTAAAACCAAATCAGGGGGTAACTGTGTTAGTAAATTTGTTGTGGTAATTAAACTATAGGTTATTTTGCCCTCTTGTGGTGTACCGTTATAAGCGGACACATCTAGATCTGTTTTTTCACCTGCTCGAATGATACCAAAATTTGAACTGTTTAAAAATTGTGGCAACTCTAGAAAACTGGCCGAGGCAGGAACAACGTCGGTACTGAGTATACTAACATCATAACTTAAAAATACAGAATCCGCTCTAAGCATGTCTGGATTGATCACCAACATTTCAAATCTATTAGTAGAAGTATTATATCCATCAGTGGCTGCTACACTGAACTGATAAATTTTTGGAACCGATACCAGCTGTACTTCTGTCAATGTTCCATAAAAAGATAACACAGCAGGATCATAACTATAATCATCAAATGATTCTGTATCGTACCCACCTGTTGTGCTGGCAAATCCAGGGAAAGTCAAATGATCCTTGACAAATCCTGAAATTGTGCCAGTGGAACTTAGTGTCAATCCGGGTGGTAATGTGCCAGTACTTAAATGATAGGTTATTGTGGCTGTATTTGGATCACCAACAGGTATAGCCTTTAAGGGATAATCAACCCACTGATTATTAAAAATATATTCCACACCACTGTACCCTGCTGGCAAAAATGTTGAAGTTGTATTTGTGGAAGTTGAAATAACTGACGCAGTGGTTACCCATTGTACTCCACCGTTATTGTAAATCGTGGAACTAAATGTTCTATCAATTACATTAACACTATCTGTTGCTCTAATTACAAATGTGCTGGTTGTGGGAATAAACACATTGTCGGGAACACCAGAAATAACTCCAGAAGAATTTATTGTTAAACCAGATGATAACTGTCCGCTGATCAAACTATAGGAAATGTTAGTACCAGTGGCCATTACTGCCACCGATGTGCTTACTGCTTCAGTAGCGGTAAAAAGTAGCCCTGCAGGTGTAGTCCATTGTACAGTCATATCAAATTAATAAAGTTCTGTCCATAAGGTAAGAGTTGTTGTTGCGCCGCTGGACCCGACCTCATAGATTGCTCCTGGTGGAACAATAAAGGAAATTCCGCCGATATTTCCCAAGCCACCCCCGCCTATATTCAATATGTTATAACCATTAATGTATGCGTTAAGATCAAAGCTACCTGCACTTAATCCGATACTTGTGCAACTTACAGCCACCATGATTGGGTACGTATGGGAATTTGTATATCCACCACCTAACACTCTAGATGCTGTGACATCATGCCATGTTTCACCGTTATATCCTAGCCCTTTAATAGTAGTAGAAGGAATACTACCTCCACTAGTAAACCAAGCACTTGTTCCAGAATAATATGTATATTCTATGGGAGTATTTTGTGTTATGCTAGCGGGTACTGCACCAATATAACTACTACCTAGACCTGGTATAAATGTAATACCAGTAATAGTTGCGCCAAATGTTCCAATTTTCAATGTTTGGCCATTTACCGGATTTGCCGGAAATACTACAATTATAGAGGCTGTACTATAATCCAAGAACAGGATCTCAGTGCCTGTGTCACACACCACTGTGCTGGTGTTTCCGGTAAATCCAACAGTGCTCAGGGTGGCACGTTGTAAGTTTCCGATCTGTACCCCAAGGCCTGAGCCACCACCACCATATGGTTTGGAAATCTTAACCATTGTACCATCATACGTTACATTGGCATGACTAGTATTGTCAGAATTGAAAAGTACTAGAGCATGGCTGGATGGTACCTGTATGTCCCCGCCTGAAATTACTTTGCCGCCTGAAGTTATATTTCCACCTGGGAAAGATACATTTCCGCTAGTATCAATTACCATACGGTCAAGTATTCCCACTTGTGTTGGTGGTGTTATTGGAATCCAATATGTAGAACTGTTTTTAAATGCAGTTACATCCTGAATCTTAAATGATCCGTCTGTAGCAGATGTACGCATGACATGTGAGTAACCATTATTATTCGGACCCGCAACAGTTTCTCCACTTATCAGTTGTATTGCTGAATCTCTAAATGTTCCTGAAGGTTGATATTTGGGATCTCCAGAAGATGACCATTGAGCACTATTTCCCCAACTATTTGACAGTGCTAGTACTCCACCATCATAGTAGCGCATGGAACTGCCCGCGGCCCAATCTGGTTGTGTAGCAGGAACTGTATCGTTAGCCGGCGCCCACTCAGCTCCCCAGAAGTTTTGTCCGCTATGCCCTTCCGCTACATCAATTCTATTGGCAAACACAATGTCGGCAGTACCATCAGTGGTATCGCGAGCACTGTATGTTGCGGGAAAAACAGTATGCGGATTGACTGCGGTGTTGTAAACTAAAGCCCAACTCCATTCTTCGGCATTGTGGTACTGTCGCCAATTGCCAAATTTAGGTTCTCCGCCTGTGTACGTGATAGTGGCTCCGCGACTATATCCTTGATCTACACTGTTACCAAACTGATGAATCCCTCCGTACAACGGTGCCGTATCTAGATTGATTTCTAAAATACTACCGGTTGAATTGATTTTCACGCGGGGATAGGCACCATTATCATAGGAGTAAGGCAGCACAAAGTTGATGCCGGTGCTAGAACTGCCGTTTTGTTCAATGGTCAAACCTCCAGGATTATTTGAATATAGGAAAGTTCCTGAGTTCACTGTGGACGCAATCGGATAAGTGAACAACCCAATTGATGTACCACTTGATTGAGCAGATACGCCGGCTGAGGCTGTGTTCCCTGTACTGTTATTGATAATATTCAAATCCAGCAAGCTATTGGTCCCACTAATAACAGTAATATTTCCTTTCGCATTGAATCCACCGCCAGAGTTGATATTGCCGCCAACATATAGATCACCACCAATGCCGGCACCACCTACTACTTGCAAAGCACCTGATGTTGTTGAGGTGGCGTTGGTATTAGTAAACAGCGCAGAATGAACAAAAGTTATAGTTGAGTAAAAAATAGTAGCACTTTGTTCAACTAGTCCTAATTCGGCACTGATATGGTCGTCGACATAGGTCTGTGTGGCAAATGTACTTACATAAGCACTAAGCGTGTTAAGGCTATTTTGGAACAAGGCAAGAGTGGCTGTGACTCCAGCATACTCTGATAGTATTGTGTTAATAGTGCTAGTACCAATCGTAGATGAATTAGTATTAGAAAAAACACTGTTTATAAAAGTTAAATCACTGTAAACTTCAGTGAAATTGGTATTGATTTTATCGAACGCAGTTCGAATACTATCGCCGGTGCCATCATTTGCCTGACCACCGATATTGACTAATTGTTGACTCATTGAGATTATTCCTCTATAGGCTACTATAGAGGTATTTACCTAAAATGGCCAGTAAAATCAGTGTAGGGTTCTATGCTCTAAATCGTGTATATTTTCAATACCAAATATACTTAGAATTAATTGTATTTCTTCTGGAGGATCTTCCATTAAATGTTGTGGGATCATAAACGATTTTAAACTACCATCTGGCCCTATTACAAATCCAAAATCATCTGGCCCGTAATCATCGTCTTCTTCGTATTCTTCAATGCTAACTAATGCTTCTAAATTATTGTTGGACATACCGCCTCCGTTTGTGGTTATCAACTTTCGTGAATATCTGAACCCTGCGTATTAACTTTGAATGCCCTCCATTTTGATATTAATTCTGTCCCAATCAATGATTTTCCATTGATTGTCCAGGTATTTTTCTTTGTCTGCTTGATAGTCTAATGCCCAAGCATGTTCCCACCAATCAATAAGTACCAGTATATCCTGCTTGATTTCATGATTGACTATGGTTTTAATTTTACCATCACGGGCAAGATATACCCAACCGCTGCCTTGAATTTTCATGGCAACTTTTTTGAACTCCTCTTTGAATTTATCAAAACTTTTAAAATGCTGGTTGATAAACTCTAAAATCAAGCCATCAGGTTTATTACTGCTTCTTGGCGGACGTAGTTGTGGAAAATAGATGCTGTGTAAAAATGCGCCAGCTTCGTTAAAATCTGGATCGCCTTCACCAGAGTTAAATCGATCAACATAGCCCTTATATAATTTACCATAGTGATAATCTATAGCAGATTTACTAAGACTTCTGCCCAAACCATCTCGAGCATAAGGTAAAGTGGCCTGTACCAATTCCTGTTTGATTTTACCTTCAGTTAAGGATTTAATAAAGTTGTACATATAAATATTTCATCAAGTGGTTAACAGGGCATCCAAGGACCCCTAACTACGAGCTTTCCCTGTTTTTTCGTAGTACAGCCAATGTGGCTTAAAGGTAAATTGGCACTTGATTTCATTTTTTGCATATCAGTATTTAGTGCCCATTAAATAACAATACATTTTTACATAAAAAGGAATTTCCATGGAAATCATTATATTAATTGCTGTTGTTGCCTTTGCCGCTGCCATCTATTTTAATAGAAAGCCCAAAGCAGTAGCCAGCACACCTGTAGTCGAAACGCCCGCAGTTGAAACGCCAGTAGTTGAAGAACCTGTTGTATTACCAGTTGCTCCTGAAGTAGTTGAACCAGCTACAGCAGAGCCTGTTAAGAAAACTCGTAAGCCACGTACTCCTAAAGCAGAAGTAGCAGTTAAAGAAAAAGCTCCAGCAAAAGCTAGAGCTCCTCGTAAGACTGCTGTTAAAACTGAAAAGACTCCTGCTGTTAAGAAGCCACGTGCTCCACGTTCAAAGAAGGCTTAATTCTTTAGCTCTAAGGATTGGCTCTTCGGGGCCTTTTCTTTTTGACTAAATAAAAGTGAGGATCGCGATACTGGACATATCCATCCTCTCTACAAGTTATAAAGGAACTTACAGCATGACTATTTACCTATACGTCAAAACCCATAATAAAACTGGGTTAAAATACCTCGGCAAAACTACGAACCAAGATCCTCATGCTTATCATGGATCTGGTGCAGATTGGAAAACACATCTTAAAGAGCATGGCATTGATTACACTACAGAAATAATTCGAGAATGTCAAACTAATAAAGAAATCACAAAACTAATGAAAATAGATTATGCTACTATTAATAAACTTAGGTCTGGATTACATCGTATATTTGAACTATTTCCTGAGTTTAAAGAACACCTAATTGTTTAGCATATTCAGCAAGAGCAAATGAACCAAGATTCTTTGACTTGCATTCGACCATTATATCAAACTGATCTAAAAATCCCAATGCCCAATCATTGACTGCGGTATTCCACATAAAATCTGAATGAGCACGCAGTTTTTGTTTCTTATATCCTTGTTCTAAAAGAAGATCAATCGCAGGCCGGGTAGTAGTGCTATGACCCACAAGATAATCTTCACGGCTAACTGAATAATGACAAGTAGGCCGAATACCACGCCAAGACCGCACCACACTTGCAACGCGGGGGTCCAAGGGGGAGATGTATTCTCCTCCTGATTTAATCCCATGGTGGTGAATATCCAATACGATAGGAACCACATCACCAAGCTCAAGGCAATCATCCAATCCATAACTTATTTCCTCGTTTTCAATTGTAATACAGTTGCGGGCTTCGGGTGAGAGGCGACTGTAGGCGCTTTTAATACCGGCTGGACCGGCTCTACCCGATATGTGGACGTTGATTTTAAAGTCTTGGAAAGTAACCCCGTAACCCATCCAACGTGCCATATCAGCATGATATTCAAATTCCTCTATGCTTCGATCCACGATGTCGGGATTGTCGCTGGCGAGTACTGTAAACTGTCCCGGATGAAAGCTAGTGCGTACACCACGAGATCTAGCAAGGTCACCAATACGTTTAAAAGCAGATTCGCAATAGTTAACAACATCGCTTCGACGCCAAAAATAACTCCAATCACGCTGGGTATACACAGGTAAAATATCGCTACTAAGGCGAACCATTTTAAGATTTTCTTCAAGATTTCCAACTCGTTCCACCAATAGTCTAGTTGATTCAATATTTTGTACCATGATGTCCCAGAGCTTTTGTTCTGCTACATCTTTCTTTTGTCTATTTAACCAAGCAACAGTTGTGCCGCCTGTGTTATACTTTTTGGCATCATCTGTGGCTTTGATGCCATCGACTTGTCCTGGATGATCAATCCATTTACAGGCAAAACCAATTTTTTTATTCACTTTTGACTTTCTTTAGTTAACGCACATACCATTTGAAATTGTTCATAAGACTTACGAACTGCGGGGTTGGTCATCAACTTGTCGGCCTCTGCCATCATGGCTTTGACCCCAGCTTCAGCACAGTCATGTACACTGAGCCCGTGTAGCGTACAAAGTTCATCACCAAATGCTTCAGCCAACGCTTCCCATGCTCGTTTCTGTTTAGGGGTGATAGGAGTTTGTTTAGGACGCAGTTCACTGGCCTTACTAATAGCCTTGCATATAGCATCTTCAGCCACTCGACCTGCGGCAATCATAGCCGCATAGTTAGGGTCAATATTAAACCTACGACTAGTACCTCCGGGATAAGACATAACCAAATGATTGCCTTTTGGAAAGCTGTCCAAAAAATCGTTATCATATTCGGCTACAGGCACATACCTTCGTCCAATTTTTTCATAATAGATCTTTTTCATCTTTGACTTTCTGGATGTAGTATGTTCCATCCTTGTTATCAGACCATTCTAACACATCGCCCTCAGCCCAACCTACTTGTTCAAGTAAGTCCTGCGGTAGAGGGAGTACCAAATCTTCACTGCCGTCATCGGCTTCTTCGAGTGTCACAACCCAACGCTGTGTCATGTTGTCTCCTGCTAAAACTATATTTTACACTATTTTACGAAAATAGTCAATGGTCTTTTGTAGTCCCTCGGCTAATTCAATAGTGGGTTCCCAATTTAATTTGGATCTAGCCACTGAAATATCGGGCCGGCGCTGTTTAGGATCGTCTTGTGGCAGTGTGCTTTGTACTATTCTACTGTCTGTGCCTGTGAGTTCGATGACCTTTTGTGCCAGTTCTAGCATAGTGAACTCTCCAGGATTTCCCAAATTAATAGGTCCTGGGAAAGTAACATCACCATCCACAGCCATATAACGTACCATACCTTCAATAAGATCGTCTACGTAGCAAAAACTACGAGTCTGTAGTCCTGAACCGTAGACGGTGATGTCCTTGTTTTGTAGAGCTTGTACAATGAAGTTACTGACCACACGTCCATCCTGTGTGGCCATTCTTGGCCCATAGGTATTAAAAATACGCACAATGCGAACATCTACTGAATGTACTCGCCAGTAATCCATGAACAGAGTTTCGGCGGCACGTTTTCCTTCATCATAACAACTGCGAATACCTATGGGATTTACATTGCCCCAATAGTCTTCAGTCTGTGGATGTAACTGTGGATCACCGTAGATCTCACTGGTTGATGCTTGAAGAATCTTAGCACCAGTACGTTTGGCCAAACCCAACATGTTATAAGCACCCAATACACTGGTTTTCATAGTTTGGATTGGATCCCACTGATAGTAAAAGGGACTAGCAGGGCATGCCAAATTATAAATTTCATCTACTTCCACATACAAGGGAAAACAAATATCTTGGCGGATTACTTCGAAGTTTTTGTAATCTAGCAGGTGTTCAATATTCTTTTTACTACCTGTAAAGTAGTTGTCCACACAAAGCACATGATGTCCTTCTAGAACCAGTCGCTCACAGAGATGGCTACCTAGGAATCCGGCACCACCGGTTACTAATATTTTTTTCATTTTAAATTTCCAATCGCAGTCGTTAATGCTGTTTTTACATCCTGTATGTCAAATACAGATTGTAGTTTTTTTGTACTTAAAATACAATTACTTCTAGGAGCTACCACAGCCTGTTTAAACTCTTCGTCAGTAAAGAACTCTTTATCTATGCCCATCATGCTGACTATTTCTCTAGCGTTACTGAAACCAGGATTACACACATTGTAAATTCCTTTAGGACTAATTTTACCTAGAGCACAGGCCACAGCAAATCGAGCCACATCCGGCATGTAGCTTAAACTGTTGTCATAACTGATTAATTTGTCGTAGCGTTTCATTTTGGTCAAGAAGTTTTTAGTATCTTCATAGTCACCAAAGGGCATACGAATCCGTAATAGATAACTCTTGTACAAAAATGGCATCAGCATTTTTTGACCTAATGCTTTTGATCCACTATAGAAACTGCCATTGCCAAAATCAAAATTAGGCTCATCATATTCAGTATACTCTTTATCATAACCTGAATACACACACCCACTGCTGATATGTACAATGGGCTTGTTGGGATTGGCTAGTTCAAGTTGCACAGGCCAGACCACATTGCCATCAATTGTTTCTTGTTTGTAAGTTTCACAAGCATCTACATTAGGTGATCCTGTGTAGCCTGCGGCATTGATAATTGACAAGCATTGTGGAACAGGATCACGATGTGTGATCCAAACATATTCCAATCCCTGCCCTTCTAATTCACAGGCAATATGTTTGGCTACGTAGCCATGGCCAATAAGAGCAATCATTCTGGAGCCTTGATTAATTCTGGACTGTATTGTGGCAACGCCTTACTGGAATCTTTATCTTTGGCGTTTTCTAATTTGGCTGTTCTTGCTCGTAGTTCGCTAGAACTATAATCATGTTGTCGTTTATGATAGTGTAGCTCAATACCATTATTCATACACCACTGTTTGCCTGTGAAATCTCTGTTGAGGTATTCTTCACTTAGGAAACGAATATGAATAGTTTGAGTTTGTAACAACTGTAAAAGATCGTATTCGGTTTCATATATAAGGATTTCATCCACATACTTACAGGCCTGTAATTGTACATACCGTTCGTAGGCACTTTGTACAGGTTTGTTTTTAATACCAGGACGATCGATGGTAGGATCAATTTGTAGAGCCACAATCAAATAATCGCAAAGTTGTTTCTCCATTTTTAACATTGTTACATGCCCAGCATGTAACAGGTCAAAACTACTACAATTAAATCCTATCTTCATTTTTATCCTTTTTAGGTTCTAAAAATCCATATTGTTTGTATATCCAAGTAATGAAATTTTCTATATCCAATTTAGGACCAATGTCATTGCTGTATATGTTATACAAATGATTTACTTTTTCTAAAAATTCTTTATCATTCATGTTTAATTCCAATGTCTAATAACACCTGCTATTATAAAGCAGTTTGTTAAAATATATGATAGCACAATTAAAGTTCGAATACAAGCAATACGGTCTGACTCTTCATCCGTATCGCCTGACTTTTCACCTAGAGCCTTGGCCCATAGTCTCCAAAGTTTTTTAACCTTCGTAAATAGCCGAATTAGCACCATGCTCAGCACACTCTACTCGAACACAATAACAACGATTATCACTGGCTTCTCTGATTAGAGAATCAGCAAAGTTAAAGGCATGTTCGGCAAACTTCTCTGCTCCCACACCATCAAACACTCTAATCTCAGCCAAACCCAACTGTTCTAATTCTGTAAATTTATTTAGATATGGATCTTTAAGATCCAACGCCAGTTTATGATCAAAATGATCTTCTAACCATGCCTTGAGTTTTTTAAGACCACCAAAGTCCACTGCCCAGTTTTTGTCATCTAATCTATCACAACCAAATGTAAATGTAAATGCTAGACTGTAGCCGTGTAGCAAATGACAGTGACTGTGATCTGCGTTTGGTTGTCTAAAAACTGCTGATAGGCCAATGTTGTGCCCATAATGCTTAGTCGAATAATACTTTGCCATTTTTATCTCCTATGTTAAATTATAGCATAGGCAGCAGAATTTGTAAAGCGGGATGATGCTCCAAGACCGCTATATAATAATTATACAGTGATATTTAATAAAGTAAATTATTTTGAAAAAGATTTACGAACTTCTTCTCGTATTTCTTTAATGGAATCACGTATCTCTATCAACACTTCAGTTTCTTCTTTTCTATGTGAAAGTAGACGGCCCATCATGTGCATGGCCCAATACCACCAGATAACAGATAGGCAAATTCCTAAGATAGCAATGGGCAAATATAGTCCAAGATCCTCTAGGCCGTGTTCATCGAAAATTAAAAATCCGATCACAACCAATACAACTGTACTTAATAATAACCAAGCCTTGCGTTGCCAAGTTAAGCCTTTGATTTCTTCTAGATGTTTTGATAAAATTTGTGCCATAATGCTCTCCCCTAAGTAAAAATATTTAATTCGCTTAGGGGCAGTATTTAACTATCACATTATCTGCTTTCAATTATCTTGTCACATAATCCATAGGACAAGGCTTCATCTGCGCTCATGAATGTGTCTCGATCCATGTCACGCTCAAAATCTTCAAAAGTTTTACCACCAGTATTGTGTTTGACATAGAGTTCAGTTAGCCGCTTTTTCCAAAACATAATTTCATGATATGAAATTTCAATATCACTGGCCATGCCCCTAGCACCTCCACTGGGTTGGTGAATCATGTGACGACTGTTAGGTAACATGTAACGCTTGCCTGCGGTGCCTGCTTGTGCTAGGAAACTGCCCATACTACAGGCCTGTCCCATGACATAGGTTGCCACATCAGGTTTGACAAACTGCATGACATCATAAACACTCATGCCCGCAGTGATAACACCACCTGGACTATTAATATAAAAGTGAATGTCTTTTTCACTGTCCACACTTTCCAGGTGTAGCATTTGTGCCACAACCAAATTGGCACTGTAGTCATCCACAGGGCCGTTCAAAAATACAATACGCTCATTGAGCAAGCGACTGTAAATGTCAAAAGCACGTTCGCCCTGTCCGGTCTTTTCAACCACCATTGGTACTAGATTGTTATACATAATTTTCCTTTAATTATTTCTTGGTAATGGGACGGTTCTAAGATTTAAACTCAGTACCCATCTATCTTGTTGCGTTTGATTTATTTCTGTATGATGTCTTAAAAATGGAGCAAAGAATATAACACTATTGTCTGTAACAGGTATGATATTGCCCAACAGTATATCGGTATTAATGGCAGCTCTATAACCCATCCAATGATATTCCATGGGATCAGTTATCACCAAGTTACCACTGCCTTGGGGTGCTTGAATGTAGGCGCTGACTACCAAGTCTGAATACAAATGGTAGTGAGCATTGGTCCAACCACCTTGCTGATGCCTATTGACCCAGCTCTTGACAATTTCTATCCCACTGTATTCAAACTGCCACATCTTAAATATTTCATCTGCTTTATTCAGCATCCAAGAAGTAAAATGTGATAGCTCGGGCCAGTAGTGCGGCTGATTTGGATCAGTGATAATATTATTAATCCCGTTGTTTACAGATGCTGTGGCAGATGTTCCCACAGCACCTATCATCAAAGGTTCTTTATTTGATGTAAACCCTGGCGATTGTGCCTGCTGAAGGCATTTAGGCAATAGTATAGTTTTGTTAAAATTATACGTATCTTCAAATACCAAGGGACGAGTTATATTAATTTCTTTAGAAGTTGTCATCAATCATTTTGGCATTGCTCAATCCGGCAATAATTTGGAACTGTTCCCATGCCTTCTTAACTGCGGGGTTACTGGCCATTTCATCATTGGGTAATCCTGCCTCAAGCCAAATGTAGGGCAAGCGCCTTGGATGTGCGCCAAATTGGCGAGGCTGATGCATGCGTCCAGTATCGTACAATTCAATACTAATTTTGCGAAACTTTTCTTCGTCTTCGTCTTCATAACTGGCCCACTCGGGATTACTCCAGGGATTGTAGCCGTGATACCCAGCCCAAATACCAGCCCACTGCTCATCATTGTGAGGATCAAAATCTGTACGAGCAATAATTAGCAATACATTACTGATGCTAACTTTACCGTCAAAGATATCACGAACACAACGACTATAACTTAGACCGATTTTCATTTTGCGTCCTTATCTTGTTCATATTGTAGCACCATACGATGCAGTGGTTCCATTTCTTCTTGAAACAGTTGAGCTCCGTGGCCTTCTGTTACTCGACGCATTTCCCAATCATTAGGGTAATGCCTTAAACACCAACTGGCATGTTCTCTAATAATTTTAGGAACTCTGGGGGTGTGTTGTGGGTTTGTAAGATCTAAAAGGAATCGTCTAGTGGCAATCACAGCACGATATCGTTCATCAGGTAATGTCATTTTGGAATCCAAAGAGTTCGTTGAAGCTGTCGCTTGCGGCATTCTTCTTTAACCGCCACAGGTATGTCGGGACTAATTTCTGCTATGTCGCAATTATATACTACTTCACCGTGTCTGGGCAAGACAAAATATGACAAACAAAAGCCTAAAGACAAACAGATTAACACAGTTAGTACTTCTCTAGGTATTAGTTTCATCATATTCCTCTCTTTGTTTTTTCCATGCCTGGCTACGTTTTTCTTCACAAGGCTCACAGATAGTACGTACCCATCCACCACCTTTGCTTTCGCCAGGATTACCGCATGATTCGCAAGTTACACCTGACATTGCTTCTGCCATAGTTACCATGCCGCTGATATAGTCATCGCCACCTGAGTAGTAAAACCGTAGTGTGCCAAACTTTTCCTTGACCTGGTCCAATGTCACTTGTGTGATAAGGTCTGGAACATCACGAAACTTGGCCTTTTCAATATCTTCTTCAACGTGATCAAATGTATAATCAGTTGGAGTATCGCCATATGTGTAGTAACTAATCAGCGCAGTCTTGTTACCGTTAAGGGCCTGTTTCAAGGCACGATTATACCTCAATGTGCTGGCACGTTGATTGCGTTTCCAATCAATGTGATGTTGAATATTACCCATAAGCTGATTGAGAATCTGGAACCAACCATCGCCACATTCAAAACCCCAGCACATACAAGTTTCCATCATGTTCTTGTTACGGTTGACCATCATTTTAGGATATTTCTTACACAACAATTCATCAAGTTCTTGCTTCATACAATTTTTCCAATTCCGTTATAGATCAATTGATCCAATTCTGTTTGATAATTTTGCCCCATCCTACGTTTGAGCCAAATAGTATACAATAAATCTCTGCCGTCTCCGTAGTCTGTAGTGCCAGCGCCACGGCTTTCTAGTTCTTCAACTAGATCGTCTGTATCAAAGTCGCTCAAGTCAACATCGACTTCTACTTCTGTGTAAACTGTTTTATACATTATTTTATCTCATCTTCAGTTGTTATAAAATGACTGATAATCAAATCCAGTGCTTCGATGGTACGCATATTAGTAACCACATCATCAGGATGCAGCCATTTACCATCAGGGTTATTGGGACCTTTGGGATTCTTTGTCCATTCCTTAAGTTCCTTTTTAAGGTAGGCACGATAATCCTTTAGGTTAAGACTAGTGATACGATCAGCAGTCTCACCATCAATCCACTGATAGGGTTTGTGTTTATCCTTGCTCATTAGCAGTCCTCAGATTTTATAAAATCTTGTTTGGAAATTTCACCGTTCTTTACTCGTTCAACCAAATCTGCCAATGCCAAATTAACATAGGCGTTGAGTGTGATACCACGTTTATGTGCCTCTAGCGCCGCTTGTAACAGCATTTCATCTGACAAATCCAAAGGCACCAGAACACCAGTATCATAAGTTTTGCCTTCTTTAATTGATCGAGCTTTTTCCATAAAATCTTCTAAAAGTTCTAAATCAGTATATTCAACAGGAGTGCCGTCATCCAATTCCCAAGCTTCGTTCAAGTTAACGCCACGTTGTTTTGCTTCCTGGCTATGTTTTTCCTGCTTGTTTTTAGCAATCATACGATAAGCACGGTTATTGGTATAGTCGTGTACACATACTTCAAACACACGTTGACTCTTAGTGCTAAACACAATAGTGAAACTATATCCACCGTCGCCGTGAATGCCATTCCAACTGTCTAACGAATAAGCATAATTGCCATAACAATTCCAACCGTAGTCGTTGCCTTCGGTGATTTTATAATCCACCAATTCCATAAATTCTTTCATTGTGATCATACTGTTTCCTTTTTGTATTGTTTGGTAAGATAGTTCCAATGCCTTACATCATATAGTTTAGCACCAATTGTGTAGCCCAGCAAGCAGAATGATAATCTAATGCCTGCATGGTCCTGTCTTGTTGTATAAACGCACTCTATTTCAAAAATACATGTACCATCGTAAAAGTGTTCCAATTCCCATGCTTTGTTTTTGGAAATTTTTTTACCAATGGATCCAAGTAGTCGAAATCGATCACCCCACAGGTTACCAATTGATAGATGGCATCTTATCATTTTGTTTCTAAAACTATTTGCTTGTATCCAGCCCGGCTAGGATGAACTCCATCTGGTTGTAGGCTCTTGATAGGTATGACCACATCACCGTATTCAGTAGCCATGTCTTTTACAATAGTTTGGATCTCGGGCTTGATAGCTGGCAATATCCAAAATACTTGGGCATTGGTTCCTACCTTTTCTCGAATACGTTGTAGTTCTGCTTTAGTTCGGATACCTTTATGATCGTTTGTGCCTAAACTAATAATAACAGTTTTTGCGTTCAAATCACGTTTGAGATAGTCTCTGTTCCATTGGGCAGTATTAATACCCCCTTTGGCAATTAGAGCACACTCCTTATCAAACATCTGTGTACCTACGGCAATACTATCGCCTATGATCAAACAATCAAGCATTGTGCTTCTCCTTGTCTTCTAAAATATCCTGAGCCTTAAACAAGGTTTCCAAATCTCTAATACGACTCAATAACCTCTGCCCAGCAACAGCATGACGCCATGCTTCTAAATGTAGTTCTTCCAACAATTTATTACGGGTATCCCTTTCCATTATTTGAATACCTTTAGGATAATAATTTCTTCATTCAAACGACCATTCATCACAGTCTCAGTGGCCTTGATTTTACCAAACCAAGTTTCAATGCGCTTCTGTGTATTTTGATCTTTAAACTCTTTGATCTGTACCTCGGGCTTGCGTAGAGTCTTTTGGAAACTCTTTTCAGTAAATTCAGTAATGCTAGTACCTTTAACACCCAAGCCTGCGGCAGTTTTAGCAATATAGATGCCAAGTTTACGCAATTTGGTATTATAGACCACAGCACCTTGGGCACCGATCAGCTGTGCTGGTGGCACACTGGTAATGCCTAACTTATCATCGCCGACCTTGAACTTAACACGTTTGACCAATTCCTCGGCAGGCTTGGCTTTCTTGGCACGTGGCTTTTTAAGCACCTTAGCTTCTGCGGCAATTTGATCACACGCAGTGGCAATGCCTTCGTAAAATTCAATTAATTTCTTAACTTGTTTACGACTATTATGGCTGTATGCTTCTCGCAACTGGTCATCAGCACTGCCGCTGGCCAGTTCATGTAACTCGGCCATGTCCTTTTGGAAAAAAGATTTAATATAACGAGCCTGTGCCGCTTTGGCACCTTTGCCGCGCAACAAATTGGCAATTTTAAATTCTTTTGGATCAAACGCTTCTGGATCCATAATCCAGCTGTCGATGGCCGCATCCAATTCTTCGCTCATAGTAACTGCCTGTTCGCGAATACGATCTTGTATACTGACCACAGGTGCTGCCACTTTGATTGTTTTATCTTCTGGAACAACTTCGATGTCGTATTTGCCATCTTCAACAATCTTGGCAATTTCTTTCTTCAACCAAGTAACAGCACTTTTGCCATTGTTAAAGTCTGCTCGAACATCTGGCATACCCTTCAACAAACAATGAGCAATACTGCCCATAGTGGTATGAACACGCCAATCTTTAGTTTTCTTAAACTCTTGGATTTGTTCTTTAGTATAGTCGTTACGACCCATCCAATTAATCACCGCAGGCTTAAAGGTCTTTGCGTCGCCCTCAAGTCTGTAATAGTTCATGGAATTGTGCCAGTGAATGGAATACTCGGTGGCAGTCATCGTGCCAACATGATCCCATTTGGGACTGTAATCTCGTTTGGCATTCTCTCGAATGGTAACGCTGGTAATCTTTTTTGTCTTGGGTTTAATTTTAACCCCTGCCACTGTAGCCATTTTTGCTCCTATAGTGTGTTAAACATACTGTTATTATATAGCCGTACCGGCTCAAAGTCAAGCGACTTTTAGGAGGTTTTTACCAAAAAACGGCATGATTTCGGGAGGAATGAACCCGTTTTCTTCTCTTTCTGGGTGCCAAACTATGCCCGCTATATTATGATCTATCCATGCTTCACAATGACCATCTTCGTCTTGTGCCAGTATTTGGGCACTTTTTGGCAGGGTTTTGATGTAGTAACGGTGACTACTATTCACACTATATTCAACCTTATTGTGGATAACTTTGTGGATAACTCCACGATGTCCATCCTTGCGTCCTGTAGTCCCGCCTAGGAACTTTGTAAGCAAAAAAGCCCCGTGACAAACCCCTACAACAGGTTTATTGCGTTTCAGCATAGCAATGATCATCCTACGCTCTGTGCGCCTGCGTACGGGGCGATTATCGCCCCCTGTGACTATGAAAACATCGGCGTTTTCCGCTAGTGCGTCAAAGTCTTGGTCCAATCGATTGGGAATAAACGTCAAATCATGCCCGTCCAAAAAGGTATACCATGCGTTTTCGATAGCATCGTATACCTTTCCTTCACGCTCAATTGTACGCTTACTCAACGCAATTTTCATTCTTCATCTTCCCATTCTACAGCAATCCATCCTAACTTCTTCAAATCTTCGCGGATTTCGTCAGTTACAACACCTTCGGGTACATAAGTTCTACCATCTTCGTCAAGTTCTGGTTTAGTACCGTCCAAACCGTTGCCGTATTCTTCGTTACCAATACCGCTACAGTACCAATCAATGTAATCGCCCTTTTCACGCATGTCGGCAACAATGCCACCGGCATGCCGCCATGAACACGACCAACGCTGATTCTTTAGTATAGGCATAACATCCAATTTTTGAAACTGCATGTTACACATGGCCGCATACAAGTTTTGAGCATAGCTATCTGAGACTTTGACTTTGTCACAGATCCACTCAGTACTGCGGAGATCATACTCCATATTGTCTTTTTGCCAAGCTGGATCTACAAGATTTGCTTCATCTTGCTCTTTGGCAGTTTTCCAAAAATTAAGATAATGTTCAGGAACTTCCTCGCCTTTTTTCTCTGCTCGTTTTTTTGCACCCTCAACTTGAAAGGTATGTCTTTCTGGACTACTTGCTATCTTTGAATTTTTTGACATTGGCAATTGCTTTCTTTAGTGTTTCAGAATAGTTAAGGGCCTGTTGTTCTGTCATGATAATATTTGCTTCGTACTCTACATAACCTTTGATCAACAAACACCAAATGATTTTAAAACGATTAAGTTCCCACCACTTGGTCTTTTGTTGAGTATACGTAGTCACAGTAACACCAGTTTCATCTGCTTCAATCCAAACATTATGTTGATGAGCAGGATCAGTACATTCACAGGTTACCCCGTACATGACAGAGTCACCCCAATCTTTGTGTTGGTAAATGCCTTCGGCAGGTATCTGCGCTTTCATTGCAGTATCCTATTTTGTGTGGTATTTGTTGAGCTTAATGCGGCAATTGCTTCAAGATCCTCTTCGGTAGGATCTTCAAAATCAATCACACGGCTCATTTCTTTAATTTCTTCAGGAGTCTTGCCTTCAAACATATTTTTGATTTCGGCAATGAATTCATCTAACTCTTCTTGAGTGCCTTCAAACTGGTCAAAGGCGCCAGGAGCAAATGTTACACGAACTTTCTTTTCTTCAGTCATATTAGGTCCAAAGTGATTGACGGATTTTGATTAAACGGATTAACATTTCTGTATCTTCTTTTTCGTAATCGGCTTCAATTTTTTGAAGTAATTTGTGAGCTTTATTGCTTTGTTTCTTCAGCATTGGATCTTTTTCTCCACCAAAGTTCAGTCGGCCACCGTTAGCAATACGACTCGCTTCGCATGCCGCAGTCCAGCCACTTGCTTCATAAGGATCCGGACGATTACGATATGTAACAGTCCACCAAGTGTAAAGATCTAAAATTTCTTTTGCGGCTTTGGCTTGGTAAGTTGGTTCTTCCTTCTCACCTTCTTTGATAAAATCTTTGTTGGTAAGAGTAGCGGCCCAATCTAGGTGAGCAAGTCCGGCTTCGGCGCAACGCCAAGTACGCCAACGCAACCAGCCACTACGATACCATGGTACAGCGTATTTCTTACGAGCTTCTTCATCCCATATACAGGTGTGCCATGCCTGTTCTATTTCCACAAAATCCACAAGCTCATTAAACAGGCAAGGTAGAAAGCGATTACCAACGTCCTGCCAAGCCCCGGGTTTGATGTCTCTCGGATGAGCGGTAAGAGCGTGAGACTTGCTAATGTAACGATTATTGATATAATAACGGACATCATTTAATTTATCTCCAGGATAGCAAAAGAAATTTTGGACAGCATCCAACGCTTCTTCCGCCAACCAGTAGCGAAAGCTGTGTTTCATTTTAGCACGAGTATTCCACTCATCCCATTCCTCACTGGTACCCATACCGAGTTTAGGAGTTCCGCGAATGTAATCTGCTAGTTTTGAACAGGACCAATAGTTGCTTCTCATATTATTGTCTCTTTAAGTTTTAATATATTCTGAAAGTTGTGGAGGGGAGTAACCGATCGGTTTAAGGACTTTTCCGTCCTCTCTTTTCCTGACCTTTCCATCATCGCCTACTTTACTGAAATTAGATCGCATAACTTCTTTCCAAGCACCTTCAGCATC